GGATAACTACCTCTGCTACTTCAAAATATTCTGCATTTGCCTGCTGCGTTCCTGGAGACCCTGCTGAAGTAAGTTTAATTAAATCACCTTCGGAAAAATGAGAAGTAAAACTTGTAGAGGATCCCGTAATAGTATTTCCTCCAAGAGGAAGAGATACTGTACCAGATGTTGCAGACAATCCATTATTGGTTGCTCCTACTTCTTTATAGTAGTTAAAATTAATCGCATTACTACTACTATCTACAGCTACACCATCAGTATGTACTTGAACAGCTTTCCAAGGATCAGACGCACGAGTGCTATGATCATAGTATAAATAAGCCGTAGTATTATTAGACATAGCGTTAAAAGCTTGTTCTGTCTTACTTGTATTTCCATTTGTTACAGCTAGATTAAAAGAGCTTGGCGCAATATAAGTGTATGTTGCTTCTTCAAAAAGAGCTTTTCCACTACTATAATCAAACTCTAAACTAGTAGTTAATGTTCCTCCTAGAGGAATCTTTGTAATTCTATTAAAATTAGGCGGTGGAATTGTTAAAAGTCTATTTGCTTTTCTATACTTAGATTTTGCTCCAGTATCAGAAATAGTGCGCACTCGAATATGTACTCTTCCAGATCGAGCGTTAGGAATACGAACACTATTTGTATTTGCACCAACTTCTATGCGAGAAAATCCATCTGGTAGAGGGCCGGGCACTATGTCGTGTATTACTTCAAATCTATCTACAAAACGATATGGAATATCGCGTGTACTACCACTTGAGTCAGTAATGGTTTCTTCGGGAGTAGACCAACTTATAATAGCATCTGTTGCATAATCAGCAGAGTCAATACTAGCACTTACAGAGTTTACAAGCTCGGCGGTGATACTTTGTGGCGCAGGAACATCTACTGCTGAACCAGAAAATTCAGAATAATCAGGAATATATACGGGTCTATCTGCATCTATTTTTTCATACTTATTTGTTGAAACTATTGCACCAGTTATCTTATATTTTTGATTTTCTGTTTCTTCCTCTAGTCCTAAAATTCTAAATTGTTTAACGTCTACAGTACTATGTTCTGAAGAAGGACCAATTGCGTATATTACATCTTTATTTGGAGCACTAGAAAATGCAGCGCTTGTTCCAATTATAGTAGTACCAGAGCTAGATGTAGTTGTGGTATTAATAAATCTTTTTTCAATTCTTGTATTCGGAGAAAACTGAGCTACAACTGCCACACCACTATCATCTACAAGATTTGCTGCTTGAGCCTCTGTTGTAATAGGATTCCCACTAGCATCCCCTAAAATAAGCGAGCCTCTTTTATAAACAACACTATTTATTGTTACTTCTTCACTTTGAGCTAAGTAGGTTCCTGCATTAGGAAATATTAGATATAAAATATGCGAACTACCCGAAGAAAGACCACTTATAGGGTGAACTAGCTTATCTAAGGGTATTGAACTTGCAGTAATAGCAGCATGAGTACTAACTCTACCGCTAGCAATCGTATTATCTACATAATGATCTTGAACATTTATGTGGTCGCCAGGCCGTAAAAAAGTCGCATTTACAGCAGTGCTAAAACTAACTACTTCTGTTTCTTCAATAGAGGTAGACATATGCCACTGCCCTACTCTCTGTGCTTGTCCCTGCGAAGTAACACCAAAAGCAACAACATCTTTAGCAATAACTCGATCTTGTTTAAGTATATTTTCTATATCATCAATTGTTATAATTGTTTGTTTAAACTGCTCATCTGGATTTGACCAAGTAACATTTACTTGATTTACTCGGGCACGCTGACCAGTAAAAGTATAATTAAATAAACCATCTTCAACATTACCATTTGTAAAAGTATAAACGGGTTCTTTGAAAGTATCTTGAACAGGAGTTATTAAACCATCAATATAAAAAAGCATAGCCCTAAATGTAGATGCTAAATCTTTTAAAACTTTATATGCTTCTTCCTGTTTAGCAAAGTATACATTACAAGTAAATCTAGGCTCCTGCCCCCCTTTTCCATCGGGCACGAGTTCATCGCAATATCTTGCTATTTGAAAAAGAGCATACTTATCTATATCGCTTTCTTCTATGAAATCTCCAAGACCTATCTCTTTATCAGTAAGAATATCATAAAAGATCCAAGCAGGGTTATTTGTGTATACTTTTCTTTGGTTTACTATTTGAGAGGCGGCTGGATCTCCTCGAAATGTGCCGTCCCAAGTGACATAATTATTTGTATTTGCTCCGGTTGTTTTATTACGAGTATACTTAGCCTCATTAGACCCTAACTCTTCTCTAGTTATGTAATTTGTAGGAACTTTTACTTTCTTGCCACGAATATGATACGATCTTTTAGGAATACTTGAAAAGTCTTCAGCACTAAATTCAACAATGCTATAGGCTGAAAGAGGATAGCTTAAATTGTCTTCAATTATTGCTTCTATGGTTTTAACTCTCGCCATAGCTATAACATTATGATCTTGATCTGTATAATCTACTGAAGACTCAGGACTAAGTCTTTTTATACCAATTCTCCAGTCAACTAGAGGTTGAAAGGGTTTTAGATCAACTGTAAACTCTCTTATGAACGCAGTTTTTTGTTGTGTTGCTCCAATTACAGCAGAGCTTCTTCGACTACCTGGTTTGGTACCATAAAATACGTCTCGTGTTTGTTCAATACCCCTAGAGAAAAAAGGTCCAGGTACATTACTGACAAAATCAGAGCCACCATAGTCTCTGCCGTGTATAAGTTCTTTTGTAAAAGAAGACTGTGCAGGATCTGTTTTATATTCTAAAACTATTTGTAATTCTATATAAGCGGGATGATGTTTACCGTTATCTGATGTAAAAGAAAGGCCCCCAGGCATTTCAATGTTTATTTTTACTTTATCAACTTCTTCCTTTGAGTTTTGAGCAAAAGAAAAACTATCTGCATCAATAAAGTAAGTTGCTTGCCCCGTGCCAGTGTCCTGAGAGCTATGCCACTTTAAATCAAAGTTAGGGCCAACGGTATAAGATGCAGAAGTATTAGTTCCAGGATGTGTATGCGCAGGTTGACTTCTTGTTCCTGTATTAAAATAAGCTTTTGCACTTTCATAGTTTACATTACTTATTCCAGCAGATAAGTCTCTAGTGTTTATAATAGATTGACTTAGTTTTATTGGAGCACCAGTTACACTTCTAGTAACGCCCGCTGTTAAAGTACAAGAGTTACTTCCTGTTATTGAAGAAATTTTTCTTACTTCATCAATCTCAAAAGTTACACCTGCATTTACATTTTTTCCTATAGGAGGTTTAAGAGTAGCTTTATTACCTGTTCCACTACCAGAACTTCCAACACTTGTAATAATTCCTGTATACTCTCCTCCTCCTCGACCAGCACCAGGTATTCTAACCAAAAACTTTACAGGAGAATCGAAGCCATACACCGGACCGTTTGCAGAGTCTTCAGTTATAGGTTGGATCATACTAGATGCAAAAATATTATTTGCTGCAGAAATTATAGTATCATCATTTTCTTTTAATGCGGTAGAAAGGGTTGAAGTTTTTCCTGCGCCTATTATTTGAACATATCTAGGACCATTTGCAAGAGAAACACCAGTAAATAAACCACTACCAGAACTTTTAGTAGCAGCACTAACACTAGTACTACTAACATTTGCGGTGCCAGAGCCGCCCTGTAGATTTGCAATACTAGCTCTGTCAGCTATGGCAGTATCGTTCAAGTAAACACCAGACAAGCCACCAACAATACCACTAACTTCTCCTGCAGAAATTAGATCATAGACTATTGCTTTTTGCTTTTGAATTCTTGTAGTCATTATCTTTGTACCTCAAACTGGTTATCATCTTCTTCTGTCGGAGTACTGGGTAGAGACCCTAAAAGACCTTGAACAGGAATATTAGGTCTAAAATTAAAAGCGGCTACAGATCCGCGGCCTCTGCCCGATCCTGAATAACCTTCAAATATAGGTTTAAAAGATAAACTTATTGGAGCACCCCCTACAAGTAATTCTCCATAACAAACGGGTACAGGAAGACCTTGCTGCACATTATTTGTAGGACCATCAAACAAGTACCCCTGTTCTTGCTGGGAGTCTGATTCTGGGCCGGGTGCCATAATCTCAGCAATACCTGTTAAGGCCAGATTAACTGCTAACCCTACTGCGAACTGCCCAATCGCAGTAAGGCTTCCAGCTGCTCCAGCTACTCCTGGAGTAAAAAATAAAGTCCCAGGGTTAGCAATTACTAAAATAGCAATTGCTATAGCTGCAAATATTTTTCCTGCTCCCTTTGCTCCAGCAGGCACTTCTGTAATAATTATATCTTCTTTATTTAATGAAAGCAAAAGCTCGTCTTCGCTTTCAAGGTAATCTTCGCCCCTTTTTATTTCATACCCAATACCCGCCTCTGCAGCCGAGATTAAATGCTGACGAAACCCAGAGGTTTGACAGTTTATTAGTCTAAATATATCACGAATATCTCTGCAATCAGTCTCCCAATTACTTCCAAATTTCGCAATTTCTCCTACTAATTTAACTCTTTGCATATCTTGCGTACCTTGATATATTTTTAATCCACAGAGGATACAAACTTTCTCTACAAGAAAGGCGATTCACTGCATGGTGCATAAAAATATCTTCTTGTAAATAAACTCCACAATGATTAGGTATATTATTATAAATTTTAAATAAAATTATATCTCCAAATTTTGGCTCTGCTACCTCTACAAATCCAAAATCTTCAAATAAATCATCGAAGTAATTTAAACCTTCTTCCCACCAATTATCCTTAAACTGCATGATAGGAAGTATAACATCAAACTCTTTTTTATAAAAATCTCTTGCTAATCCCCAACAATCATTACTTCCAAAACTATACTCTCTTCCTAGCAAAGGATTCTGTCTAGGACTATACTCTGCTTTAGTTCCCTCAGGTATTGAATAAACAATATACTTTACTCCTAAATAGTCACTTGCTCTTTTATCGGCCTCACTTAGCTCTGGAGAAGCATCAGGATGACTATGGACTACTGCGTAGATATCTCCTGTTAGACTTGCTTTTAAATAATCATCACTATTTATTACAAATTCTTCTTCGGGATTCTCTGCTTCATTTGTAGAGGGAATCCATACTAATTTTCCTTTTTTATTTTGTAATATCCCACATCCTTCTTCTGGGTATGCCTCTAATAAATGCTTTAAAATATACTTATCTTCTGCGCTGTATGACACCGGGAAAGCCTCCAAAAGGTAGTGATACTGTATTGTC